CTGATTTAAGTGTAGTTCTCGGGCGCCGCCCTGCGTGGCGAGGGTTATGCACACTTTGTAGCCGGCATATAGGCACAGCAAGCCTAGGCTGGCGTGGGTGTTTTTTAAAAATTGTCACAATTCCCCGCCATATCCACATGACAATGGGGCGGAGACAATTATCGTTTAAGGACAACTAGGAGGTACTATATTATGCTCACCGCTTGGTTCTCAACACAGATCCTTCCGGCTATTCTCAGCGCTGCCAGTGGTGCTGCTGCTGGTGCTATCATTGCTGGTTGGGATAAACTCGCAGCTAAGTTTCTGCTTTCAAAACTCGGACCCTCAATAAAAACTATTTATAATATTGTCGATCCGATCCTAGACGGAAGTCTTCAAGGATGGAAAGACGGAGATATCGATCGCGCTATTGCCCTTGCCATAGAAGTTGGTTATGATGGCAAACTAACTATCGAAGAAGTTAATAAGATTGTCCGTGTTATCTCACAACAATGGATCCCTCAAATCGCATCTGAAAAGATCGAGAAAGGGGTTATTGGCGATAAAGAACGTGCAGTTGCAGATAAAATTAGGAGCGCTGTAGACACTAAGTCTATCAACGCTCCCGAACTTCTGCTTCTTCTTAAGAAGACTTATATTGATTGATCTGATCGAAGATCAAAGATCGAAAACTCGATCCAAAAGATAATCCTTGATCCTTTGCCTCCAAGTCCGCTTGGGGGCTTTTTTAGGTTCTGGGATTACATAAGGTTTGGGTTCAGGTGCAGGTTCCTGTTTAATTTGTTCAAGAGCTTCTGCGATTGCTGGGAATTGCTTATTAAAGATCTCCTGCACTGCGATAGCGATCTCCATATGCTCTTTCTGGGTACCATTAGCGCCTCGAAGATCGATATAATGCATCCAAGAACGAAGGGTACCATGCATATAAATCCTACTCGGGGAGTTCATCGGCAGGACTTTACGAGCGCATTCTTTAGCAATTCCTGCCTCGAGCATATCATCGTAGAGTTCTTGGGATTCTGCAAAGAGCATACGGGTACGTTGTTCGAATGCTTTAACCAACTCAGGATCAAGATCATCGATAGAGTTCTGACGGTTTTTGGTATCTTGACGACGGAACTCAGGGACACAAATCTGTCCAAGGTCTTTAACATCGGCGTATCGCTGGGAGAATTCTTGGAAACTGAAGGAGCGATGGCGGATGATTTGCGCTGCGATATCGCGAGTAGTGTTAATCTCTACGGCCATCGATGCCATTTCAAATGGGCTCCAATGGCGGTGCTTGATTAGGTATTTGATCAGACGCGAGGCGGTATCATAATTCCCTTGGTTCTTGGGAGCCGACACACGCGCCATGTCGGTGATGAGATGCTCGGCCTCGGGAGTAACATGGACGAGTTTAACCAGTTCTGGCATAAAAAGAAAGGGAAGATTTCTCCTCCCCATCTTATCACAGATCTGTTGTTATGTCAAGGATTAATAGACCTCTCTCCATTGAAGGGAGCAGGCCACAGATGCCGAGTCACTTGGCCCAGTGCCAATTGTACGGACCAGAACAGCGTAGATCTCGGAGTTAGAGGAGTCGAAGTTCTGTGAGATAAAGTTCTTCTTGGAGGCGGTAAGTCCTCCTGCTCCTACTTCACTCCGAGAGTTTTGAGAAGTACCAGCAGATGAGAACCCTCCAAATAGAGGAGATGCGCCAGTAGAAACGTAACCAGTAGCATTGACGCAATATTGTATTCCGCTATTATTCGCATCTACATCTGTCCAGACTAATCCTCCCCCATTAGTAGTTGTTAAACTTGAAACGCCGGGCAATTTAACAATCTCATAGCGTACTGGCTTCGTCTCCACATATAATCCCACATTAGTAAGTATGGCACTCATACGGTTCTGAGTATCACCAAAGGTATTTCTGAGACGTATTGCTAAGACTGGAAAAGCAGAACCACCTGGAGTCGGAGTGTTTCTCATAGATGTATTAGCTACTTCCCAGTCTATCCCTGTTTCTTGGTAACCCCCTTCACTTTGCACAGTGGAGCAGATCTGGTCAAAAGATCCGCCAGTAGTCGCGCCGGTATTTCTAATCTCACATCTCACAGGGAGATTGGGGGATGAGAGATAGACGGTATCTCTCTCATTTGAATGGAGATATTCATGGGCGATGATCATTGTTCCATTATGGACAAATCCGCATCTAACCCTACCAACTCCTAGCCATTGAAAGTCGATGAAGATGAGTTGGGTTTTAGTGATATCAATATCAAATCCACTAGGACCAGTGCCATCGCATGGATCAACATTCCAGTCTGCTTGAGCTATACGATTACCAGTTTCAACTGGAGATCCAGTAACATAATTCCTAATTACCCAGTTAAGAGTACCATTGCCTGTCTGCTCGAAGTAGATTCCGTTTCTATCATCGAAGTATCCAGTCCGCTTAGTTACATTAGTAACAGCAGTTCCAAAAACAAATGATGATAGGATAAGTTGGGACTTTCCTGGTTGATATTGGTGGTATAGTTTTGTCTGATGGATGGCGTAAGATGCCGGGTTACTAGACGTAGATAGAGTAGCCGCGGCTTTATTCGGATCAAAATTTACGGCTCCTCCAGCATTCAAACTATCTAGAAAGTTAGGATCTATGGCGTAAAGATGCTTATAGTCTCCGATGGTATGAGGCTGGGATATTCGCTGCCGGCCAAAAGCATCTATAAACCCTGCCGAGGCCGAAGAGGACGAACTCGACAGGGAGAATGGATCGATGATTATCCCACGCGTATCAGCAAGCTGATGAACGTAGAACATCTTATTATTGGCTACGCTAATGGCCTCATCAACAGGATGAGTTTCTAGTGGATTACTATAAAATGGCATTACTTATACTCACATGAGAATGTCTGGTTCCCAGGCGATGGAACGGGTGGCGATATTATTGTTAATGTCGTAGGTAATAGTCTCAGTTGCTACAACTTTACCAGATGCACCGCCCTTCTTATATACCACTTGAGTTGGTCCACGAGAAGCCGTAGCTCCACTATGTGCCTGGTAATCATGGCCGGGGACTTCCCAGCCATTTTCAAATCCTGGATCTGCCATATCAGTTACTATATAGTCTACTTTAAACTATCACTTAACGATCCTAACCACATCGCCACATGGGAAGTATTCGTTATCCACACCACCTGGACTAATACACCATAACAGACCACAATCAGGCTCAGACCAATTATCCATCCTAGCGTACCCGTCAGTAAATACAATACCAAGAATCTGAGAAGAAGCATCCTCTTCATGGAGTTCTTGGAGTTTCTTCATAACGGGTTTGAATGATGTGCCTCCTCCCCCTTTGATCTTAGGAACCGAGATCTCTTTAATATCACCCTCTGGATAGAGTTCGGTATCAAAATACCACATTTCACCTTCGGTATTAGGCAACGCATTGACTGCGAACTTTACCTCAGCGAAGAACTCAGATAGTAGTTGCTCATCCACAGACCCAGAGGTATCTAAGAATAGAGCAACTTTAATCTTCCCTCCACCAAGATCATCGAGATAGAGGCCCTGGTGGATCATACGTCGATCAAACCCTTCAAAGTCAGTGCGGGAAGCAGTAATATATCTATAGAGGATATCTTTCCAATTAATAGTAGGCTCAAGGAACTCTTTGAATATCCGACTCAATCCAGAACCAACTGGCCCAGCATTTTTACTCCGGGCGATTGTTGCTGCTTTATTAAGCACATCTTTCCAATTAGTTTTATCTCCCTTGGAAGATGGACCATTGCCTTCTTTAGTCTTACTATTGCCATCACTAGATGGTTGGAGGCATTGATTGACATCATTGCCATTTGTTCCATATTTATTCTTCAAGAAGTTTGGATCTTCTTGTTGTTTTTGTTTGAGGATATTGTATATCTCTCTAACGCTAAGATGCTTCAGGTCTGGGTCTGTGATTGCCTCCTTAGGGAGGGGCATACGATTATCTTGGATAATCCCATTGACGACGATGTCAGCGGCAAGATTAGCAGTTAATGGATCACTATCAAAGACATCCTTCATCCTCTCGATATGCTCCAGAGCCATGTGCAATACCTCGTGAAGGAGGATAGAGCGAAAATGCTCTGGAGATTGTGACTCCATAAACTGCTCATTAAGCATCAAGAGATCACCATCTGTGGCAGCAGTGGAAATATCCTCAGTGATCTTATACCGAGTATTGAGCAATAAAGTGCCAAAGAATGGCGATTCCTTGAGAAGTTTTACTCGGGACTTGACAATTGTTTTTTCGATGCTCATCGCAGCAACTCCTGGTACTTGGTGATAAAGGCCTTAACTTGGGGATCCTTAGAGATAAGCTTAACAAACGCCCCTTGGAAATTGTTCGCTTGCATGGAGATCATAGCATCTCCCATAAATAGACCAACATAATCTTCAGTTGTTCCATTGATCAACCATTTAACCCCATTGTAGAAGTCTTGGGCAGACTTTGCTCGGGAGACGAGCGCGCCACTCACGGCGTACATTAGAGAAGGTTCGTGGGGAACTTCAACTTGCTCACCGGATAGAATCGCGGAGATGTCTGGCAGTTTGGAATAGATGGTTTGATAGGCATAGAATTCTGCAGCTGCTCCGTCACCAATTGCAGAATCGATATCAAGGTCGATGTCAAGGAGAGAGTTTGCAAACTCCCAACTCCGAGGCGATGGCCATGCGGTGGCGTTCTTATTGAAATCGAAAAGAAGTTGCGGACGGAAATTTAGGAAGGAGATGATTTGCTCATTGAGTCCTTTCTTAATAGCATATTCTTTCCACGACGCAAGATCGGACTCTACTTGGAAGTGGATGAAACGATTAGCCACAGGAGCAGGCATTTGACTCACTGCTGCACGGTCCTCAGCACGGTTCCCTGCTGCGATAATAAACCAACCTTCAGGGACTTTATAATCACCCACTTGGCGATCTAGGATGAGTTGTTGGGCAATACCCATCATCGATGGGGAGGCCATATTAAACTCGTCTACGAAGAGAATCCCTTGGCCATCTTGTGGGAGGAAGGACGGAGGAGCAAACTTAGCCACCCTATCCTCAACAAAAGGCAGTCCTCGGAGATCAGTGGGGGCCAACTGGGAGATTCGCAGATCGATCAGATCGAGTCGGTTATCTTCTGCGACCTTACGGACAATGGAAGACTTACCGATTCCAGGCGGACCCCAGATGAATACGGAGTGGGGAATGGTTTTCTCAATAATCTTTGAGAGGGCGGATTGGACTTCTGAGATCGTTTTCATGGGGAAAATCGGATTTTCTCCGATCATCATAACATAAAAAGGAGGCCGAAGCCTCCTTGATGTTACAGTCTGTAATGTGGTTAGATCACCAGATTTGAATGGACTTGGGTTTTTTCTCTTCAGGTACTAATTTTTCCAGCTCAATAGTTAAAAGCCCGTCTGAGAACTTAGCGGATTTAACTTCAACATCCTTCTCGATGTAAAACTTAACATCGAAGTCTCTACGCGCCATCCCCCTATGGGAATATTCTCTGTCTTTAATATCTGCACCACCTTTACCTAAGACATGCAAATAACCTCCTTCTAGTTTAATATCTAGATCTTCTTTCTTATATCCCGCAAGAGCGAACTCCATATAGGTGATGTATGGATTACCGTCCATGTTGCGATAGACATTGTACTTTGGAAAGTTCACAGAAGAACTAGAAGTGCCAAAGAACGTATCCATGAGTTGTTTCTCGAGCTCACTTGGCTCGACTCTTTTTCTAGAGTAGGGTGAAGTTACAAATAAATCAAGCATTGTTTTACCTTAAAAAGCATAAAGATAATAGACAAGACCCCGTAGGCGACTCATCTATTATATTTTAATCTGGTAAAGTGGTAAAACATGGGAGGGAAATACTACTTTTTGAGTAGTAATTTCCCTATTTCTTCTCAGAAATAATCCCCCAACCTGTGCCCATTCCTTCTACCATCCAGCGTTTGTTGAAATTGACATAAGAATAACGTTCAGATGCGCCATTGGTAGAGCCATAATAGCCTCCATTGACTAGATCTAACTCACCATACGGGTCATGGACGATATACTGAGCATTCTCTTTATCGTAACCAATGATACAAACCCAATGCCCTCCGCCACGAGGAGCGGAAACATGACCATGATGGAGAATACCTACTGGCACAGGGATTCCTTTGTCGATTTGTGCTTCAATATCTTTTTGAGAGAGATTTTGGCGAAACTGGGCCTTGATACCAAGGTCTCTTAATGCTTGGATTTGAGCAGAAGAGCTTGTTGTATCTCCGTATCTGAAGACATAATTCTTCATATAGAAATCGTCCTCTTGCTCAGCGACATCAATCGCATTTGGATTGAGATAGTCTGCCATCATCGCGCATGAACTAGAGAAACACATACGATGTGCATGCGTGGTCCGACTATCTCTTTGAGGGAAATACTTTACCTTGAGGATAGTATGCTTATTTGCCTCATGGTCTACTGCATTAACACCCTCTACCTCCCAATGAGGGTTATAAATATACCAAATACCAGCTCCATAATCCAAAGTTACTTTAGAATGAGTACCCTCATCCACGATATCAATTACTTGATACCCCTTGCCCTTTTGAACTTGTTTCTTCTGATTGAAGTCAAGTTGGTAGGATTGTAATGGCTCTTTTTTGAGGAGCGTATCGCATAATGCTACAATCTGTTGTTTTTCCATTTTATTTTTTCTATTACCTTTAGACCAAAGGGCCCCTTCAGCAACACGACGTCTTTTTAATCCTTCCTCTACATTACTTCCAGGGTTTCTATATAACAATAAAGCATCTGGAATAAGATCCCATTCCTTATTCCTTAATCTACGTGAGATGGTTTCAAATCCATCAGAACCATAAAACCTAGCGCCTAAATTATAGGCAAAACTGAGCAGGGCTCCCATCTGCTCTTCTGACATCTCGTTGATATGCGGGATTCTTAGAAGAGCTGGCATATAAGCCTTCTCTAATTGATCCAGAAGGAGCCTATCCGCCTCATCTTGGGTGATTGCTTCTCCTAAGATAAATGGTGAGCCATCCATCTTCTTAGTAGATCCCCAGCCTATGGTATAGGGCTTACCGCCACTGAGGGGATCTGGATATGCCTTGAGGTGGCATCCTTCAAATCTTTTGATTAGATCAATACCACAAGCAGGGGGTTTCATTCTTCATCGTCTCCATCGCCGTCTCCAAATACCGGAGGATAATCACGTGCTTCAAATTTAACTCCGAGAATCTGATCAGATCCATCAATCTCTTCGACCTCTGGATGATTAGGTGATGATTTCATCAATTCTTTAATCTTATCTGGGATCAATTCTGGACTCTCTTCTGCTTCACCAACTCTCCCCCAAGGAGCACGTTTTGAGGGTTGGGACTTAGATCCGTAGGCCTGGATACCACTGAGATCATTGAAGCGATTAAATAGTGCTTTCTTTTGAGTTATTTCAATATAACGTTCTTGATTTGAGATGTTATTTTTTGTAATAAAGTTTCCTAAAGCCACCATCCAAGATAAAAGTCCTAGCCCCCAGGTAGAAAATAGAAACGTATAGAGGAACACTGTAGTCATAGAGTCTCCTGGGTAAAGGATTTATCCTACTTTAAACGACAAAGGGGGATCTGTAAACCCCCCTAGATATACGGATATCTTTACCTAGATGACTTGGCCCCTTTACATCTCCATTTTTTCCTTGATAGGCACATCGGAGTATTTTTATCTGGACCGGAACAGTCCATCCCTTCAGACTTCATGTCTCCCAAGGATCTGGCACAATAGGAATCGCCTTTCTTTGTCCCTGGGGCGATGGTGTATCCTTTTGCACCATAGCGGACTTTACGGGTATTGCCAGTCTTAGGATCTTTATACGTGTGAGTATATTTTTTACCATCGTCAGCATAATTGGTCTCTTCTGCGTATTCTTTAGACCAATATTTATATTCTTCCTCGGACATATTAGCCTCATCAGAGACCTCATCATCTATGCCGCTATCCTGCTTATCATGCTGACCTTCGAGATGTTGTTTCTTATCATAAGGAGATGGAATCTCCCCAAAAGAAGGACTTACTGACCAACCATCAGGTATATTAATTTTTGTAGACATTGGAACTTACCGACCAACCGTCAGGAACATTTACTTCTGAGTACTCGTCAGAACATTCTTCACATTCACCATTGTCAGAAGACTTGGGTACACAGTTAGGAACAGGCTTACCACCCTTACCCTTCTTCATTCCAACCATCTCATAGTCTTTCCAGCAAGGATCGGAGTCTTCGGCATTGTCAGAGGTTTCCTCATCCTTACCCATGGCTTCATCGATTGCCTTATCTCTTGCCATCATGTAATCATCAGAGTCAACATCACCATCCTTATCGTGGTCTTTTCCTTCGCCCATATCTTGTGCCATTTGATCTTCTCCTGGATGCGATAGATGTTGGGTAACTGATGTTAAATAGTCTTGGGCTTTGGTGATTTTTGCCTGGACCCATTCAGGCAGATCGGTCATCTCTGAGACCATATCATCGATCTTTTTGGCCATGGCCATGATCGCACGGACATCCCCTTGGGCCATTTGTCCCTCTTCTGGTTCTGCATTATCCGAGGTGGATTTACCAGCCTTATCCAAGGCGATGGCTATGGCTTGTTTTTGTGGTTTACCCGATTCCATCTCTGTTTTTATATTTTTTGAGATGGTCTCATCACTTGAGCCTTCTTTGAGTGGCATGATATTAATACTATTTATATAGTACTTTAAACGATCATTTTCCCTGTTCTCTCCAACCTTCAGGTTTTTGAACAGCTTTCTTTACTACTTTAAT